CCTCAGCACTTCCAGTAGATAAATCAATTGTAAGATCAGCATCATCTCCACGCATCATAATAATATTATTTAAGAATCTGCAACGCTCATATCTTTCTGGACGTGGTGATTTATAAAATATAGAGTTGTCTGCATTTGTTTGAAATACCTTATCAGTTGTTGCAATAATATTATCATCATTTGGATCATCTAGTGGTTGAGTAATCGTTGGAATAACAGTTGCAGCAACATTTGTGTGATATTGCCAATTTTCACCCTGTGTAAACGCAAAGACTGTTTTACTATCAAATGCTCCAGCAGATGGATTTGATCCTGCTGAATATAAACCTATTTCTGAAATCTCATATCTTTCTTCTGTGGGTAATTCTGCTGTTAGTACTAGTTTTTCTGTACCCGCATCATTGACAAATCCTCTAGAAGAAATTGGAACACGAAACATTTCAAAGTCAAGATTTTGTTTTGTAGAGTAGTCACCGTAAGGGTCAGAAGTATCTAGTGGCTGCGCTCCACAACCTATAGCAATATAGGAGGCATATGCTGGTGCCTGACCAAGAAGGTACTTACCAATAATAGATTTTCCTGTGTCTGTAATCATAATTCCGCCTCATATATTGTACCACCTGTGGTAATTTCTACCTCTATTTGTTCATCTTCTTGTATATTTACTGCCTCTACAACAAGTGCTCCTGTTTGCAAATCTATATAGACATGCTCACCGTCTGGTCCTCCGCCTATGTTTGGAACTTTTGTTTCAAACTTGATAGCAAAGTTTTTAAAGTATTTATCAGAAGTAGCCTGAATTGCAAGGATATTATTTGGATTATATTCTTGTTGAATTTGTGTCAAATTTTTAATAGGCTGATAAATAATTTGTTGACCATTAACCGTATCATTTCTAGCAACATTAATTAACTCTTGACCACCTATATTTTCAAAAATAAGGTCTGACATAATTTGAATTGGAACTGCTTCCTCATCAAACAAAATTGTATCTATTGGTGCAGTTTTAACTGGGGGTGGAGGTGGTGTCTGTGTAACTGGGCTGATATTGCTTGGTTGTGAAACAATTGTAGAGGGGGTAAGCGGAATAGGATCTGGAGCAGAAAAATATGTAGTATTAGATGGAGTATTGTCTGTTTCAAGCAAAGCCCTTCTACGTCTTTCTTCTTCTGCAGCCCTTCTTAATTCTTCTTCTGCTATTCTTGCTGCTTCGTCTTGTTGTGCTTTTGCCTGTGCCTCTCTTGCACGACGCAAAGCATCTTGTGCTTCAGCAACAGCAATTCTTGCATCATCTTGTGCTTTTTTAGCCAATGCTCTTTGTTCTGCAAGTTCTTTATCTTGTGCTGCCCTTTGTGCTGCTAACTCTGCTGCTTTTTGTGCAGCGGCGGCTGCTTTTGCTTCTGCTATTTTTGTTTTTTCGTCTACAACGCTAGTTTGTCTTTCACCAGAACGATATGATTGATATTCTTGCATTGATCTTTCTTCTGCCTGCCTAAATCTTCCAGGATCAAAAGAAGTACTTACTGCTGGTGTTTTTGCAGACTGTTTTACAGGAGTTGGTCCATCTCCACCATCAATAAGCATTTGACCAAAATTAAAAAACATTCTATACCTCGCTCAAATACAGCATCATGTTAGGACCTGCATTATTTCTTGAATATTCAATATTATATATTACAAATCTATCATTTGTGGGCGCTACCAAATCAAGACCATCTTGGTTTTTATAATTAATTGTAACTATATCACCAAGTTGAAGTGTTGGTAAAGAATAAATATTCATGCCAACAGATTTTTTAGGTACCATAATTTTATTAATAATCCAACCCATTAAGGCATCTGCATCATCTTGTGTTTGAATATATGGTGTATCAATGCTGAATTCATTTTTGCCGTATATTAATCTACTCAGTTTAATATCATCATACTTTGCTTTTTCTACCAAAGGAGAGTATAAAAGTGCACTTCCGCTAAATGGTGGATCAGATAGGTTGCTTTTTTTACTAAAGTATTCATCTACCGTAAGTTCATGTGTAGTATCTTGTGTAAAGGCTACTCCCTGAATTCTTAAATAGTTTCCGCTTGTTTCATCAAGAACCAAAGCCTTATCTGAAGCATTAAATATTAAAAACTCAGCACCGTAGGAATCAGCCTGAAATCCAGAAACTGAGTATCCTTTGATGCGATTAAAAGTTGGTGACAGTTGTGCATATAATGCTGGATATGCCTTATCATATTTAATATCAAAATATGAGCACTCACGCATAATTGTTCCAAACTCATCAAAATACATATTATATTTTGGTGGTTGCTGTGCACTTATACCAGTTAAATAAGTTCCTTGAATAATACCGCTCATCGCATATTTACGGAATGATTCATTTGCGTCAATCTGCTTATCTCCAAATACAGCAGATAGTGTTTCTCCAGTAGTAAACACTGTATTTTGAGAATAGTTTTCAGAAAGAGCATAAACGTGCTCAAACATACACCGTGAAGACCCACGAACAAAGACAGCCATATTATTGTAAATTGGTAATGGGTCAGCATCATCTACAATCTTTACAAGTCTATTGTTTATGTATAGATAAAATCTACGTGTTTTTCCAATATCCTGATATTCTACAGACAAATCGTATACAGTTGGTTTATCTTCTCCAGCCATTCTGTATTGACCAGTGAATCTACCGTCGTCTACAATAATATTTGTTATGCCACCCCAAAGTTTAATTGGAATGGCATTATCATTTGCAGAATCTTTCTTAATTTTATAAAACACGACGTTGTTAATATTTCTTTCAGCCTGACCATTTTTATCTAACTTTAAATAAGATTCTACATTTGTCTCTGTTAGTGCAACAATTTCAAAATAATAGCCGTTATTTGTTTCTGGATTAAGCAGTACGGCAAGACCCCCAGAGCCGCCGCCAATGCTAACATTTTGATTTGGCTGAACACCATTTACCTGATAGTATGCTGTAGATCCAATAGGTGTTTGTCCACGTGTTTCATTATTTTCTATTTTACCAATAATACGAATACGTGTTCCAAAGTTTTTATATGCTCCATCAAGATTTTTGTAAACATATGATACAAAGTTTAAAGGAGTTTCAGTTGTTTTAAATGATGGACCATTTACAACAAGGGCAGAAGACTGAATTGTACCTGTTTGTGTTGACTTTAAATTATTTACGGCAGTTTCTGTCAAATAATTAGTAGCCATAAAGTTTTTAATAATACCATTTCTTGTTGTTTGGCGAGCAAGAGTATTATTAACACCAGCAGCACCAACAACTGTGGCTGGTCTTGTTACATCTTCATCTAGTGTTGTAGTAAATAAATATTGTGTCTGCATATCACAACCACGAACATAGTCATTATTAGACCAGTAATCACTTACACCAGCGGTATGAGAAGTTACTGGTGTTCCGAATTGCCCTCTTCCATGCTCATAAACAGGACCTGGTTGTAGCCTTGCTATCCCATCAACTGTTTCATAAAATGGTGTAGAAAAAATTCTAATTAATCCTGTTGGATAAATTTTTCCATTAAATGGAAGGGAAGAAAAATATCTTTGATATTCTTGATTACTGCTAATCCAAACATTACCAACTCCAGTAATATTAAATTCTGCGGCATCATACTTAATTACTTCTCCGCCAGCATACAGGTAGCCTTGATATCTTGTTAGCCAGTATACATTTTCTCCAACATCCAAAGTGTTGTTAATTACAACACCATTAACAACGGTTGGCAAAGCATCTGATAAATTAGAATTAAGTGGCATTGCACCTAAAACATAATTGCCTTGCTTAGAAGCAACCTCATTAATAGTTTTAGTTGCTTCATCTCCTGCAACTTCCCACAAAAGAACTGGCTTATAAATCCATGTTTTATCACGATCAACCATACTTGCTTCTCTAATGCTTCCGTATGAGCGTTGTATATATCTCATTGTATAGTTAATCTTGCCATCATTGTATACCCGCTTATCTTCAGAAGCGATAGAAATAATATTAGGCAAATTACCAGATGTTGCATTTTGAACTACGCCAGTATCTGTTTGATTATTAGATCCAGAAAGAACAAAATCAATTGCTCTATCGTCACTGTCTGGCATTAGATAGTCTTTACTCATTACAACAAAATTGTTATACTCATCAAAGAACATTGCTGTTTGTGTTGCTATTGCAAGTTGATTTAGTATTTCTGCCACGTTTTGATCTGGGGCAACAAAGAAGTATGGAATGATAGGATCTGACTCTCCACTAATTCTTTTAAAGGTATAGTTAGTAAATCCAATATAATCAAGAATTGTACAGACAGCCATGCTTAATGATGTTTGTGTCATTAAAAGTCTTGGTGCTGCCACAGATTCCAAATAAAAATAAAAGTCACGCAGGTTAATTGATACCGTTCCAGCAGTTATATCTGCTTGTGGAATTCCCTCTGAGTAAAGAGTTTTAATTGGAATATAATAATCAAAACCATCTACATTAATAATAATCTCATAAAAATTAAACTTAATATTTTTACGAAGGTAGTCAGAAATAATACTATCAGTATTATTAGCATTAAAAGCCTGATCGTCATCAAATAGATTTATTGAGCCAGTGGATGCTAGCAATTGACCTACTGGCAAAGATGTAACTCCAACATCAGATAAAATCTTGGTAACTTTATAGTCAATTACTTTATCTGATATATCTCCAATAAGTCTTGGAGACATTTCAATAAGATCAAATGTAGTATCAAACTTATTCATTGTTTGTACTACTATTCTAATTCCCTGTAAATATGCGAATTCTCTATACACTGTGCCGCCGCTAATTGCGTCTGTAAATTGTTCTGGATTTGTAAAATCAGTTACAAAACTTGTGTTGTTATTAATTGTTTCAGATCCAAGTTGCCATCCATAGGTTGGGGTAAACTGTTCATATTCTTCACCAGTCCAAATATAGAATGTTCCCTTTTCACCTTCATTTGGAATTATAAGATATGCATATCCAATAACAGAAGATTCTGGAAGAAGGGTAGAAGAAGCAAGAGTTTCAGCGTATATAAAAATATTTTTATATACTTCTGGAATGATAAGACCGTAGTGAATTTCTACATACCCATCAACACCAATAATCGGAGAGCCATCTGCTCTAGTAGTGTTTTCATTAAAAGAAATAGCATCTGACCAGTTATTATTTACAAGATATTGAATCTTCCATCTTGCTGGAGTAGTCTTATTTGCATTTCCATAAAGTGGATCGGCTATACTTCCAGATGAGGTTGTGAATGGTCCTAAATCAACATCACCAACATTTGTTTGCATCTTAATAACAATACGGTTTGCTGGTACCTGATTTTTATAAACAACAAATGGAACAGCATCATCAATGTAGTTCAATCCATTAGATTTTTTATTTGATATGCCATATTCAACATTATCTTCTGTTCTATATGAAGTCCAGTATCTAAACTCATCATAACGTGATGGCATATAGTATCTTGGTCTTTGTGCTATAGATGCTCCAGAGTTTGCTAAATACCGTCCTCCAAAATACAATGGCTTATTAATACCAGATCTTGGTCTAAATGGTTTTAAGCAATCTTCTAAAGAATAAATCATTTTCATTTTTTCTTTTTGAAGAGTAAATTGTTGAGGAACGCCTGAATTGGTAAAGCCATTATCAATTACTACATCTGCATCAGTAGCACCTGTATAGTAGTTTCCACTATCTAAATTATCAAAAGTATCTGGCACAGTTATATAAGTAGATCCTAAAGTGGTTGGGCGATAGCGATAGTTTCCAACCTTGAAAATATTATCTGGCATATTCATATTCCACTCAGCCAAAACTAATGACTTAAGTTGAACAGTTGCAGATGTTTCAAGATGGGTCTTTAATGCTTCGCTTACAAACATTTAGACCTCTTCCAAGGTTACCGATATGTTCCAAAGATCAAAATTGTTACCGCCACGCTTTACGACGGAATAATTAAAATCTGCAAAATAAACTTGAATGATTTCATTATATTGTGCTAGGTGACCAAATGCTGCATTGTCATCACCAAAATTAGAATACTTATCATATGCTAAGTACATCCAAAATGGTCCAGGATGATTGTTGTACCAATCCAGTATTTCTACTCCGCCAGCGCCACCATCTGATGTAAACTCTTGCGTAATATTTTGATAAGGTGAAATACCAGTTGTTGGATCAAACTCTGCATTTTGAAAAAATGAACGGGAGGGCAAAAGATTCCAAGAAAAACTAATAGTCATTTTATCTGCAATATGATAGGAGCGCATACGACCATTAATTGTTCTTTGTCTTTGCTCAATTCTTTGTGGGGTAAACCCCATTTCTCCACGATTATCATCAGATAAAATTAAAAACTGATCAATAAGATTTGGATCTGTTCCTTCAGGAACATCTGCCCCAACCTCATACCCATTTGGAACATAAATACCACTTGTTAATGTGCCAGCATTGTTAGACCATAAAATACCCTGTGGTCTTTGGTACCTTTTTCTGCCTGTTAAATATGCTGCCGTTGCCATTATGCCCTCTGGTTTCTAATTCTTTGTGCATCAATATATTTAATTTCATTCATAACTGCCTTGGCAATTCTGTCTGGACTTGCATTTGTTCCACCAACAGTGATGCCAACATTATAATTATACACTGTGTTAGAGTTATCATTAACAGAAGAACTTACACTATTTGTAGGCATAGCAAATGTATTATTTGGTGCAGATACACTATAGATTGGGGAGTTCATGTCTCTGCCAATCATTGATGGATATTTTGCATCATTTAAAGAATTTAAAAATGGAGCAAATGCTCCTGCAGATCTTTTATTTACTACAAATTCTCCAGGTGTCAAAAGGGCTGGAACCTTATCTGTCATTCCAACTCCAGGAACAACCCCTCCCATAGCCATTTTTTTAATAAGTCCGCCATACATTTTTTTCTTTGGAATAATTGATGCGCCACCAAATGGCATATTAGCCTTTGACACTGTATTGCTTCCAGTTGGTTTTGGAGTAACAGGAACTATGATTGACTTACCACCAAATGGCATATTTGCTTTAGAAACTGTATTACTTCCAGTTGGTTTAATGATTGATGCTCCACCAAATGGCATACTGGATTTAGGTATAGTGTTGCTTCCAGTTGGTTTAATAGAACCTCCAAATGGCATACTAGATTTTGGAATAGTATTAGATCCAGTATTTTTTACTACTGTTGCTGTTGTTTTAGCAGCAGTAGATGTTGTTTTTGCTGCAGTAGAAGTTATTTTAGCAGCACCAGAAGTTATTTTTGCTGAATCAGAAGTTGTTTTAGCAGCAGATGCAGCAGCAAGAGCAGCAGCATTAGAAGCCTTCATGCTGTCATCTGGATCAATGCCCTCTCCTGGTCCAATATTTCCTTCGCCGAAGTCTCCACCACCTCCACCGCCAACACCAGCCATTGCAGCAGCAAGAGCCATAGCAGCCTGGATAGCAGCCTGGATTTTACCAATAATGGTATCTATTTTGCCAGCGGTAGCAATCAACAAATTGTTAGTCATAGTAATTACATCATTAAATTCACCTTGCTTAATCTTTTCTAAATCAAGAGCAAGTTGT